CCTCCACGCTCCTGGGACCGCAGACCCGGATGTAGATGGGCCGATTCTCCGCCAGGTCCAGCTCGTTGCGCACCAACTTGGCGATGCTGTCCAGCCCGTTCACGGTGATCTTGTCGGGCCGGTCCACATGGGGAGCGATGCGGGCGATATTGCCCTTGGCATAGGTCTCTCCGTTGATCTCCTTGGTAACGATGGTCTTGTCCTCGCCCAAACCGACGAGAAAAGCGGCAAATTCTTTCAGCATGATAATAAACTCCTTTCTGATTTAGGCTTGCGCCACGGGAAGTTTCAGGACCTTGGGCGGCTCCTGCACGGTCCCGTCAAGGCTGTACTGCCCAGGGACCTGCGGGGTCATCTCATACACCGTCGCCTCGCCGGTGCCGGGCATACCGCCCAGAGCCAGGCTCGTCACCACCGGCTCGGTTGGGGTCAGCACAGACTTGGCGGTGGCCTTGACGATGATGGTCTTACGGTCCGCCGATGGCAGAAGCTCCAACGAGACCGTCAGCTTCCGCTTGGCCGTAGGGCTGGTGTTGGCATCCTGGATATTTTTCAGTACCCGCTCCATCTCGAAGTCCACCCGCTCCAGGATGGCCCCACGGGCCATTTCCATGATGCTCTTGCTCTCATACTGCTGGTCGTTCATGCGATTTTACCTCCATTCTTCTGATGACCGGCCCGCTTCCGGGCCGCATATTCTCCCAAAAGCCGCTTCAAAGCGGCATCGTGCCAACTCTGCCAGGAGGAATACCCGCACACCTGGAGCAGGTCATCCGGCAGAGAGGAGGCAAACGCCTGACTGATGCGGTAGCACTTGCGAACCCGGCCCAAATGGCTGGGCGGCTCAACCTTCTGCCCCCGCTCGCTATCTTTCGCAGGCTCCTGGGCGGCGGGGAGCAGCCCCAAAAGGTCCAGGTCCTCCATCTGGTAAAGCTCCGTCATGGGGATGCCGTACAGCGCCTCCAGGGCTGCGATCTGCTCTTTTGTGGGCAGGCACACGCCCTTTTCGTACCGGCTTACCATACCCACATCGCACCTCGGCTCCGTCAGCCGCAGCCGTTCAGACACCTGCGGCTGGGTCATACCCAACTCCAACCGCCTCTCTTGCAATCGGTTTTCCATCATCCACCCTCCTCCGCATCTATCGGCTCGTAATAAGCACAAGCCGCCATGTTCTCTTTTCCAGCAGCAGTCTCAATATCTCCATCGGGGTCAAACACATGGCGGATAAGAGTATAGGGGCGACTGCATCCATAACACGGCTCGCACCCCTTTTTTAACCAGGTTGTCAGTTTTCGCTTAGAGCGGTGCTTACAGTCCTTCATATCGCAGATCAATGTTGTAGCCATAAAATCTCCTCCACATCGTGAATGGCTTTGAAAAACGGATAGAACTGTTGGGGCATCACGGCGTTTCCAAGGCATCGCACTCTGTCCATCCAATAGGGAATCCCATCAGCCACTCGACCCATTCCGGGTTCAAGTCTCCAGCGCCCCCCCCCGCAAGCCTCTGTACCTTCTGACACAGCATCACGGACCTGGTATCCGTCGCATCCTTTCTCGGGTGCCTTGCCAGGTGCGGGGAAGCGTCTGTCGCTGTTGGCGTGGGCCAGGATTGCAAACCGTTCTCGTAGGTGCAGAGCGCCGACGCTGCGAGCTGAAACCATAAACGCCCTCGTTTCGTAGCCCGCGGCCTCCAGGTCAGAAAACACATCGTCGAGTGCCAGATTGATGATGTTAGCAACATTCTCTCCAACCACCCAAGTGGGGTGCAGCTCTTTGATAACGCGCAACATCTCCGGCCAGAGGAAACGGTCATCGCTCTTGCCTCCCAGCTTCCCGGCTTTAGAGAAGGGCTGACAGGGGAATCCTCCTGAAACAATGTCAACTGTTCGTAGTCCTGTCCGTGCATAAAAATCCTCTCCTGTCAGGGTCCGAATGTCTCTCCACCGGGGGACCTCCGGCCAATGTTTTTCCAGCACCTTTGTGGGGTAGTCCGCCCATTCACACTGGCCCACGGTCCGAAAACCAGCCCATTCCGCCGCCAGATCAAGACCGCCTATGCCGGAGAACAGGGACAGGTGAGTGAGAGAAGGGGCGGGGTTCATGGCGCACCCCCAAAACCAGGACCGAGCAGTAGACCCATCTCGTAGACCATTTCCCACTTGAACCGCCTGTCTTTTGGGACAAGCCCCATATCCTCCAACTCAAACCGCCGGTCAAAGTCGTGGACGGTGTGGCCGTCCGGGCGGAAATTCACCGGGCTATCTGTGTCCCATTTCAGGAGTAGCGCCCACAGCTCCGGGTAGTCCCGGCGGAGAAGCCGGAGCTGGTTCACGCCCTGATTGTGGCACATCCAGCACCCGTCCCTACACCCGGTCTCATAGGTTGGGGCCAAGATACCCTCATACTGGCAGTAGAGGCCGCACAGCCCCTCCTCGATCCCGAACTCCACCAGCGGCGCACGCTTCCTCTCGTTGAGCTGCCCAAAGCGGGCAGGCTCGTCCGCCGCTATGCCTATATATTCCACGATATTTTTACCGCCCCTCGGGGAGGGGCCGTCTAAAAACCTGGTCTTGAGCTTCTGGCACCACTGGCCTTTTCGGTTGACGGAGACCGGGAAGCCGGATATAGTCGATTTTGAGCTTCTTGCGCCAGCTCCTTCTTTGTGCAGGAAAGCCTTGCGGCCTGCCGTGCTGACCGTTTGAGGTCTGACTGGCACCACTTGTTCCACAGGTCCGGGAAGCCCCGGATGGTCCCCTGTTGGTAGCGCCCCCCCCCGCATTTCTTGGCCTTGCGTTGGGGCACATGATAAAACAGCTTCTCATAAGTGACCTTCTCGCCGTTCCGCATGGCGCACAGGTGCTCCACCTCAATGTGGTACTTCTTCCAGATGTACTCGTCGTATCTGGCCTCGAACTCCAACATTTTGGGGTGCTCTCCCCGGATGGTGTCCGTCGCCCATATGTCCGTCGTGGTAATGCGGTCAAGCGGAAGCCCGCGAGAGACAATCACATCCAGCATTTTTGTGCTGTCCTTGCCTTTGCTGGTTCGGGCGATGTACTCAACATCCCCAGATAAAACGGTTATGCCCACGGCAATCACTCCCCGTATGGGCTTTCCATGCTCCAGTCCCAAGTCGTCCCATCCCCGATGTATTCCCGGCGGAAATAGTTGTGCTGCCCGTCTCCCTCGAAAAAGAGGTAGTCGGTGGGAAGGACCCGGCCCACCGAGCCAACGCCCAGCTTCTCCAACTCCCACCGGGCCAGGACATCCTCGCAAAGCACCAGGATGTCCTCCTCCACCGGGTAGCCTGGGTCGTAGCCGTCAAACTGCCCTTTCTGGGAAACGACGGAGAGAACATCGCCCGGGAACTCCGGGCTATCCACCCGGTTAAGTACACACCAGGCAACAGCAGCCTGTTCGGTGGTGGTGCCTCCTCTGTCTTCGCCCCACACGGTCCTTGCAAGGGCCGTGGCGGCATCGCTGGGGCCGCCTGGTACTTCCTGTACCTCCGGGGCCACCGTGACCTCTACTGGCACTTCCTGTATCACCACCAGCGGCTCCGGCTCCTCGGAGGAGATCATGGAGAGGCAGCACCACGCGAAGATAGCCACCAGGGCAGCCACCGCAGCCAGAAACCGGGCCAGCCACCACCGCAGCCGCTTCCACTCCGAGCGGGTCATCTCGGCACCCTCCGCTGGAGTTCGCCCAGCAGCTCCAGCTCGGTGTAGTCCTCCAGCTTCTTCTCCTCCTCGTCGGTGTCAACCGATACAAGGATTTGAGATTGGAGATACAAAGCGGGGCGGGGCGCGAAATCCGCGAAGTACACACAGTTGTTGCGCACCGTGCCGTCGGCGTAGATGCTGTACGCGTTGTAGGTAAGGGAGACCGGGGAGCTGGCGGTGGTCCACCCGGTAGCCAGCCAGTAAGGCTTGTCCGTCAGGGGAATAAAGCGCCGGTGCTTCCGGTACTCGTCGATGGTGAGGATGCGCCCCACGGTCAGCGGGCAGCCGTAGTCCGTCATGCCGTCCATGGCGGTGAGGTCAATGGGCCGCTCCACCACCGCATCGAAGATGGGCTTGTGCTTGTCCCGCAGCCAGCGCTCGATTTCCTTCTGTACCAGGCTGCCGTTGAAATTGTTGTGGTCATCTCTGGTGGCATCGTCATCCTCAAACTGGACATAGCCCAGATCGGCAGGGGTGTCCTCCGTCAGGGCGAAGATGGCATCCCGGTCTCCGTCCAGCTTCACAAAGCGCACCCCGTCCAGGGTAAAGGTGGCACCGAAAGGCACCCGGTCCAAAGTGATGGTCTTACTCATGTTCATGTCCTCCTTTTTCCATGCGGTCTAAAAATTCCTCAATGTCCTTGTGGCGGTAGCGTTTCATGCGGGGTCCCGCCAAGTTGATGCCGTGGATACGCCCCTGTCTGTCCCACTTCCAAATGGTCTGGATGTTGACTTTGAGAAGGGAAGCCAGCTCCTCCGCCGTGTAAAGCTCTATGGTCGCCATCAACAATCCCTCCTCGTCGTTTCATCCCGGACGCTCTTGCGGCCCTGGCGGCGCGTAGCTGCCTGAATCGCCCTCTGCGCCCGGGCCGGGTCATATACCCGCCGCCCAAGCTCGTCCACCTCACCGGTGAAACCCCTCTCCAACTCGTTGTAAACGGTGGCCTGGGAGCATTTGAGCTGCCGGGCGATGCTGATTGTAGGCGTTTCCGCCTGGTACAGCCTTGCAAGCGTCTTGCGGTCCTTCATCGTGAGCCGTCCCACAGGAACACCCCCTCTTTGGCAAAAAATAAAACCTGGAATGGCCTCTCGGCCTATCCAAGTTTTAGGGTAGCATTAAGAGAGGCAAATGTCAATACCTAAACTTGAATTTTTTAGAAAAATTTTTTACAGTTGATTAGTAAGTTAAGCAATGCTGCGCATAAAAATCGAGAATAGCTCGCTCGATGTGTGCCAATCCAGCAGGAGGCGGGGATAGTTGTTTATCCAGTCCGTCACCTGCTGGAATTTTTTGTTGGTTATGTGCGTGAAGTCTGTCCCTTTCGGGAAAAACCAGCGTATAAGCTGGTTTTGCTTCTCGTTGCTCCCTCTCTCACCGGGGCAGCGGGGGTGGCAGTAATACAGCGTTGTGCGGGAATCTCCGGTGAAAGCAGAGCGCTCCATGCCCTTGCAGTCCATAAACTCGTGCCCGTTGTCTACGGTTACAGAGAGAAAGAGCCGCTTGAAGCGCTCCGGGGTGTACTTCTGCTCCAGACGGTCCAGGGCATCCACCACACTGGCCGCAGTATGATCTCGCATAGGGATGACGATTTCATAGCGCGTGACCCTCTCGGTGAGAACCAGGGCAGTCCGCTTTGTGCCCTTCGCCCCCTCCACGCAGTCCATTTCCCAATGCCCAGGCTCCTCCCGGCGATTGATATGCTCCGGTCTGCGCTCGATGCTTTCTCCACGGCTGGCCCTCGCAGCCTTCTTGACCCGGTTGTATGTCCGCTTTTTGCTGCCCTTATACCGCAGTTTCTTGTTGGTGAGGGGCCAGAGATACCCTTTGTCGATGTACTTGTAGACCGTCTGACGGCAGAGAGTGGTGGAGAAGGTCGTCTCCGGGGTTTTCCCCAGCAGGGCGCAGGCGGCAGAGGGAGAATATCCATGCTCCCCAATCATGTCCACCAGCCACCTTGCAAGGGCATGGTCGTGGCCGATTTTAAGCGGCTGCTCTCGGTTATGCCGGACCCGCTCTTCATGGCGCGCTACGCTCGCCTCCGGGGAGTAGACATTGATTTCCCGCAGCTCGCTGTCCCGGATGGTGACCTGGCCCCGTTTGATCTCGTCATATACGGCCTGGTCGCTGCACCCAATCCTCCGGGCAATAGCCGGGGCCTTGTATTTCTGTTTCAGCATCTTCTCGATAGTCAATTTGTCATTCCAGGACAGCCTCATGGTATGTGCCTCCAAACTTTATTTTTCTTTGTCTTGCTTTGTATATCTTTAGCACATTTCCCGGAAAGCTGTCAATAGGCACAAAAATCCCCCTACACAGTAGGGGGATTTTTTTAGAGTTGTTCTGTGAGCCAGTCCATGCTCACACCGAGGACCTGGGAGAAAGCGCGCAGCTCATAGTCGGCAACAAATCTGTCACCGGTCTCTATCTTGCTGATTGCCTCCCGTTCGACAACAACGCCGCTCACCTGCATTTTGGCAGCAAGCGCTTCTTGCGATAGCCGTTTTGCCGTTCTCGCCTGGCGGATTCGGTCCCCGGAGATGTTTTTTACCCCATTGTAATCGTAAATTTTCAAGGCAGTACCTCCAATCTGCCTCTTGACAGTACCATACAATGGGGTTTATTCTGTAATAAAGTCTTACAAACCTTGCGAAAGCGTCACAAAAATTTCTAAAGATTTACAGCTTGCAAGGCGCGTATAGGCAAAAAAGAAGGAGGGGCTGATACTTACCCCTCCTCCAAGGCTCGACCTATTTAGACCAGATTCTCGCGCTCGTCGTGATACCGTTTGAGCATCACGCAGAACTCTGCCCGAGTGATGGGCCGGTGGAGCATAAGGTCTCCCTTTCCGTCACCCACCATGATTTTGTTTCGGGTGCACCATTCTACGCCAGGCTTTTCCCAGTCCGCTGGTGTGCTGTCCACGGCGGGTTCCTCTTCCTGCTCCAGGGCCTCCAAGCGGGCATTGACATCCAGCATGATCTGACTGTGAAGATTGTAGAGATAGTCTCCGGGGCAGGCCTTGTTGGCGAACCAACGGTGGACGGTCATATTCTGCACCGCCACATTTCCCACAAGAGACTTGTCCCCCTTCCACCGCAAACGCCCGATAAGAGGATTTCTCCGGCAGATGTCTACCAGGAGTTCCTCCAGAGCCTTTAACGCTTTTTCAGTGACAGCGTAGGGGTGGGTGGTCTCGCTTGCCACTTCGATTGTGATTGCCCGGTGGTCGTTCTGGCTTCCGGTCATGCCGCCAGCCATGAGGCCGCCGCCGGAAGTCCATGCCCGATTGCACTCCTCCACACACAGGCCGATGGACCCGTCACATCCTACCACATAGTTGGCGCTGGCTTGTCGCCCTGCCTGGGCAAAGAAGTCGCACCCCTGCTTTGCGGTCCACTGTCCCACGATGCAGTGAATAGTAACGGTGTCGATAGGGTTTTTCCTGGGCATGGTGCAGTTAGGAGAAAGGCGGGTGTAGGTAACGAGGGGGCTGTTACTCATGGCAGCACACCCCCAGGTCGATGCCCTCGATCTCGGCCCGGACCTCCATGCAGTAGAGATACTGCCCCATGTGGCACTTCTGCTGCCGGAGCAGGTCAATGGGACACACAGGCTTGAAATCCAGCGTGCCAGCGTCATGCTTGACAATCATACGGTGCAGCTTGTCATAGCGGATTTTGGTCTGCTGGTACTCGGCCTTGAAGCGCTCCTTGTAGTCGGGGCTGCCCATCATCGCAGCGGTATCTTCCAGTTTCATTTCCCATCGTCCTTTCTGGTATAGTAGTAGGTCATAATAGACCCATAGCTGGTGCAATAGAGCGCCAGCAACTCTTGGGACGGCTCCCTGGAGCTGAATAGCAGAGCCAGCAGGCCAGCAGTCATAGCCAGGGTGACGATGCTCTTCACATCAATGAGTTTGGCGATTTTCTCCTTCATGGTGATTCTCCTTTCATCCTACTTTCTTTTCCAGGTCCTCTATGCGGTGGTTTGCCACCTTGATTTTCTCCTCCATCAGTTTGTCGTTGTCCTCCAAACGAAAGGTTCTCTCGACGACCTGGTTGTGCTTGTTGACTTTCTCCTCCAACTGCTCCAGTCGGTAGGCTATAAGGGCCGTGGACTTCCTGCTGGCAAAGTAGGACCCGGCCAGCGTTCCCAAAAGGGAGAGAAGGGCCACAACAACGGTATCGCTCACAGACGGTCACCCCCATGCGGTTTTCTAACTTAAAGCATAGCAGGCACCGCTCCAAATTGCGTCAACAAATCAGAAAAAATTTTTGAAAGGGAGACAGTACAATGAAAAAGAGATTCAGTTTTATCGCAGGGATGCTCACCATGGCGCTGCTGTCCGGCGCGGTAGGGACGGCCTATGCCGCCTATCAGAAGCAGGCCACGCTCAACTACCCCGGCATCCAGATCGTGCTGGACGGCGAGCCGGTCACCCCGAAAGACGCTGCCGGGAACGCGGTGGAGCCGTTCACCATCGACGGCACCACCTATTTGCCGGTCCGTGCAATAGGCGAGGCATTGGGGCTGGAGGTGGGCTGGGACGGAAGCACAAACACCGTCATCCTCACCTCCCCGGAGGACGAGTGGGCGGACTATATCGTCTGTGACTGTTATGGCGACTTCTCCGTGCCGTCCTTGGAGAACATCGTGGGGACCGCCGCTCTGGTTGATGTGTACGAGCTTTCCACGGGAGACAGTGTTCTCTATACCTACGACCCCCTGAAATTCAGAGTAGACCCCGACAGTAATTGCTTTGAGGAATACTTTGCCCTTCTGGGGGAGTACGGCTTTGTGCATGAGAAATCGGAGGGGCGTACCACATATCTCAAATCCCAGATCAGCGGGATAACCGTTGCGACATACTGGGAAGAGGAGCATGACTATTTCTGCGTCCTCCTGATGAACGCAGAAAATAATAGCACAGAGCCGAAGACCACAGAATTTTCCCTGGATGCCTACCTTTTCGCAAAGCAGGAGTGGGCGAAACTGAACGAGGCCGGAAAGGCCGAACTTCCTTTTGAGGACTGGTGGGCCTTGATGCGGAAAAAGGGTGGACAGTAAAGCGTGAGGAAATAGATATGCGAAAACTCAAATACTTTGCGGGAATCACCGCCGTTTGCTATGTGATATATGCCATAAAATCTGTTTTGGACAATTCCCACGCGCCCCTTGTTCACCAGTGTGTCGCCGGTCTGGCACTTATCGTCTGGCTGGCATGGACGGTTTACACCATAGACGAAAAGCGAAAGGACCGGGAGGAAAAGGAAAAAGAAGAGGCCGGGCAGGAATAACCTGCCCGGCCCTTTTCTTACCCCCACGGGTTGCTCTTGTCGCTCTTCCCCTGGCTGCTCCAGAGGTAGCTCCTTGCCTCGTCAGAGAGGCCGGACAGCATCTCAATGGCCACCTCCACCTCGTCGTTGGTGTAGGAGCCCGTCTTCCCACTCTCCGTCGGCTGGTCCACCAAGTCCAGCGCCAGCCGGAACAGCAGGTAATCGGCCTCGTCGATGCCGTAGGCAGCTCCTCCGTCAATTTTCTCCTGGAGCTTGGCCCCCGTCCCGTTCTCAACGGTCAGGTCGTAAAGCCCCTCTTCCAGCTTGTTCCTTTGCTCCGGGGTGGCAGACCGCCATACGCTGGAGCCGGTGATCTCGCCCAGCACCCTGTCGTAGACCTTCTCCTGCTCTGGAGAGAGATACCGCTGCTCCAGCTCGCTGGCCTTCTCCACGCCCTGGGCATCCTTCATCCGCTTTTCCATCGCGTTCCTGACCTTTTCCGCCTCGAAGGTCCCGCTGCTCACCATGTCCTCGTAAATGGCCTCATAGGCCGCCCTGTCGCCTTGCAAGGCTTTATAGAGCAGGTCATAGTAATCGGCACGGTATTTCTCCGGGTCGGTAGTCAGTTTGAGGGCGGCATATTTGCCGCGGTATTCTCCCATCGCAGCGATACACGCCTGCCGATACGCAGCGTTGAACAGGTTGGCTACATTCTCATAGGGGACCCCGGCGGCCTTGCTGATGTCGTCGAGGTAACCGTCCAGCTTTAGCCTGGCGCTGTTCCAGTTGACCTCCTGGCCGGAGGTGACGCTTTGGAAGATACTGCCCACCAGATCGGTGAGGCCGTCAAAGGACTGGATGGTGTCGGTGATAGCAGATACCGTCGTCACATCCATACCGTAGTAAGCATCTCCGAACATTTTGCTGGAGAGGGCTTCCCACGCGTCAGACCCGAAGGGGACAGAGGAGAGCAGGCCACCAGCCATGTCCTTGCTGAACGCGGACAAGAAGCTGGCCGTTGTGACCTCCCCGGTATCCTCGTCCTCATATTTCGAGGTCTTCCCACGGAAGAACGCCCACGCCGCCGTCATGGCAGCGAATACAGCGAGCTGGGCAAGCTGGCTGGTGACTGCCCGGCCAAAGTCCCGCCGGGCGGTTTTCTCTTCCGCCTGCTGCTCCGCTCCGCCGCCTTGGGCGCGTTTGGCCTTGGCTGCCCAGTTATTCGCTGCGTCGTAAAGGATGTTGAAATTTTGAAACGGCTGGGTCTTGAACATAGCCAGGTTCGCCATCAGGCTGTCCTCGCTCCGTAGGAGCTGGGGCCGCTGCATGGTGGTGTAGTTCGGCTGTGTCTCCTCGATGACCCGGTTGTAGACATCCGCCACCGCCTTGTAGTAGTCGTCCGTGCCTACGCCCAGGTCTCTGCGGGTGTCCCGGATATAATACTCGCTGGCTTTCCACAGCTTCCGGGTCGTCAAAAGATCAATGCCCTGTACCCAATTCAGGAAGGTGGGCAGGTCCTTCCCCCGCATCCAATCGAACACCTTAAAGCGGCTGCTGTTGGATGCGCTGATGTCGCCCAGCTCCTTGGTGGAAAAGCCTTTGCTTCTGTACCACTGGAGCGGGGTGTATTTTGCAATCAGGTCCAGGTTGACCCGGCCATTATCCGCCATGGCCCGCAGTAGGGGCTTCCACCCGAGCACCGCCGCAGCGGTGGGGTAGGAGGCCGCCTGCTTCATCGCCACGCTGGCATTGAGGGTCAGGACCGCCCCGGCATAGTTGCTCCGCACCTTGGCGAGTTGCTTTGCCCATTCATTCTTGGGCTGCGTGCTTCCCTGGAGGTCCGCCATCATCTTTTCGATGTATCGGTATCCGGCCTCGCCCCACGCCCTCTTGACCGCGCTCTGCACGCTGGCCTCATAGCTATTCCGGCTTCCGTCATCGTTATAGCTGGCGGTGGTGACCGTCCACACCTTCTGGAAGTTCCGAACCGGGATAGCGAGGCCCACATATTTGGAGTGCTGCCGGATGCTCTGGGTCAGCACAGCGTCCAGGTCTCGCAGAAGAATGGGAGTTGCGGCGTTGATACGCTCCTTGGTCCAGCCCATGCCCTCGATGCTGCCGTCCTTCTTGATGGCCTCAAAATCCGCCTTTGTGAAGCTGGTGTCCGTGTTGATGGGGAAGTAATGCTCCACCTGGGCGATGGGATAGCCTTTCAGCTTCTCCGAAACGGTGTTGATGGCCTCCGGGCTGGTGCCGTTGAAGTAGCGCTCCGCCTCTGCGGCATAGGCTTTCTCCTGGGCGGTCATCCCCGCACAAATGGCTCTGACCTGTGAGGGGGTCAGCTTCACCGTCTTGCCTCTGGCATACGCCTCGGCAATTTTCCCAGCCCGGTACAGCTTCTCGTCCGGGACGGTGATACCGCCCTCCTTGATGTGCCGGAGGTTTTGGTCGTTGAGGGAGTGGAGGTAGAGGCTGGCCCGCATGGCGGGGGTGATAGTCACCTCAACCGGGCCGTCTTTCGTCAGGCCCACCACCTTGATGGCATCCGCTTTCCGCCCGGAGAAGTTCTGGGAGAAAGTATCATCGCTGGCGTACTTCTCAAAGGGTTTTTCTGCCCGCATCTGATAGTCCAGCATGGCCCGCTGCCCGTCGGCCAGACCCTCGGTAAGACGGAGCAGGGGGTCACTGTCGATATACCCCACCATTCTGCGGAGCTGCCGGACGGGAGAAAGGGTCTCGGTGACAAGGAGCCGGTCCAGCGCCCCAGCCGGTCCGGCAGCCTTGCTCCCACCGATCTCCTCCAGGTCACGGATGACCTCCCGGCCCATTTGAGATACATCCCGCCGCTCCTGGGTGTCAATGAGCTTTTTTGCGGTGCGCAGCTCGTTCTCGATGTTCAGCAGGGCCTCGGTCAAATCGGCCACTTCCTGGGGGGTGAGGTTGTTGATCTGGCGCTTGGAAAGCCGCTCCAGCTTCCGCTTGGTGGCCTCGTCCGGGATGAAGTCGGGGTCGTAGGTGTCGCTCCCCTCCGTCGTGATGCCGTTGTACCAGTCCCGCAAATCGGTGAGCTTTTCCAGGGTCCTGCCCGTCATAGACTTGGCGGCCAGGTCCAGGTCCCCAATATACTGGTCCAGCAGCGCTCGGTTTGCAGCCGGGAGCTTTTTGTTGTTCATCCTCTTGGCGATGTTCAGCAGGCGGGTCCTTGCCTTGCTGTCTGCCCGCCTCTCGCTTTGCCGCTGGCGCATATCGGCATAGTGGTCCTTTACCCTCTGCACCTGTGCCGTCCGCTTCTCCCGCTCCCGTGCTACGGCCTGCTTTCCCTTGGCGATGGCCGCCTCCAGTTTTCTTGCCTGGCGGTCCGCAAAGGTGGGGGCCTGCTGCCGCACACTCTCACCCATGACCCCATCAAGCACGGCTTCCGTGGCCGCCTGGATGGCGTTTGCCATGTCGTAGCTGTACGGGTTGTCGTAGATGGGGGTAAGCTGGTTTAGCACTTCCTCGATTCGCAGCAGCATATCCCCGGCGGCATTTTCCCGCTTGCCGTCGAAGAAGCCAGGCCACTTGTCGCTCATTTCCTTGTAGAGTTGGTCGATGTTGGACGGCCCCTTCTTGACCCGGAACCGCCCGAAGTTGCGCCGGAGGAAATCCCCGTAGTCGGCAATATCGTGGCTGTCGGTCTCCGAGATGGTGAACGATGCCTCCCTGACATAGGCTCGAAGGTCGGCATACTCCTCGTACAGGTCGTTTGTGAGCGCCTGCGCCGATTCCACCAACTGCTTGCCGATGGCATGGGCCATATCCCATACCTTGTGCGTGTCGATCTCGCCCGTACCATCTTCTCCCCGCAGCAGATACTCTCCCAACTCGGTGAGGTCCTGGGTGATCTCCTTGGGGGCGATGGTGCTGTCCCAGCCAATCGTGAGGTCCTTTGCCAGTTTGGCAACATCACCCTGCCGCACGGTCAGGGTCTCCGGCGTGGTCCGCTTGGTCTGCCCCTTCCAGTAGGCAGCCTGGGCGGCGCGCCGCTCGGCGGTCTTGGCGATGCCCTTGAACTCCTCCAGGCTCGACTTCAACTCCTCGTTTTCCCGCCGCAGGCTCTCGATGCTCTCCAGCTCCCTGGAGAACTTGGCCCCTTCCACGCTGTTGGCCTTTTCCAGCCGGGCATCGTCATCTCCAGCAGGATACTCCATCACTTTCACGCCGACACCCTCCAGCCCGCTGCGCAGTTTGTCGCTGCTGGTATCCGGGATGATGGCGGCCAGGACCTCGTCGAAGCGGACGGACCGCTCCGGCTTGGCCTCGAAGATATTGACCGGCATCTGGGAGATGTCAAAAAACAGGTCCCGCAGCTCCGTAGCGAGGGGAGTACTGATCTTATATCCGCTCCCGGAAAACTCTTTGATGATGCCGTCGATGGTGATTTTGTCAGCACGGGCCGCATCCATGAGCATTTCACCGATGGCATCCATGTCCATGAGCTGGTTGCTGTACTGGCTGTGGGGCTTGGTGTTGTAGACCCTTTCCATGAGGGCAAAAAGACGATTGTGCAGCTCGTCGTTAATGGCCTGGGCCTCCTCCTCGGTCAGGTGTTGCAGCCGTCCCTCCAGCTCGTGCATATTCTTGATGCTGGAGAACCGCGCCGCCGTACTTGCCCGGAGAGACTTCACGCCATAAAAGCCGGATACATTCCGGTTGTCGCCTTTGCCCTCCGAGACCATTGCCTTTGTGATGTTCTCCAGGGTAACGGGGATATGGGTGGCCTTAAAGCTCCGCAGGTCGCCGGACGGGGTATAGCGGTCTTTGCCGTTATAGATGCCGCTGGACTTCTCAATGCCCCCGAAAAGGTCGTTGAGCCATTCATGGTAGGCATCCTGGTCCACCGCATCTCGGATGGCCTTCTGGGTAGCCGCAAAATTCTCACGGGTCGTCCTCGTTTCCGGGCCAGAGATAAGATATTTCCGAGCATCGGTAAGTATATGGCGCAGCTCTTTTGCATCCATGACGGTCTCGATCTGTTCCTCAGAAAAGCCATGCTCTTTCAGGAAAGAGCGATATGCACTCTCCAGCGCGTCCCCGTGGTCCGCAGCCCACTCCTTCCACCACAGCATCGGAGGTCTGGCGCCGGATGTAGCACTACGCACAAGGTCCTCTCCCAGGGCGGAGATCAGATGCTCACTTAGAGCAATGCTTCCATCGTCCATACGGGTCACAGCCTCTTCGATGACTGGTGCAGGCACCTGCTGTCCTCTGTCTGTCAGGTACACCTTCATCATGCCGGTGTCCTCCTGGAGCTTGGAAATGGCCTCCGCCTCGCCGCCCTCCCGGTTAAGCTGGTCCTCTGCATAGTTCCCCCAGGGGTACAGTGCATCCACAGCATCTCTCCCGTGCGCCCGGTACAACTCATAGTATTTACTCCGCAGCTTTGCGGCCACCTTCTCGTTGACTTCGTATTCCGTCGTCGGAAAGGTTGGGGTCCAGGCATCTGCGGAGTAGACCATATTCCTGCGGTCAAATTCCGGGTCAACGGTAGTCTTGTCCATCACCAGAGTAATATCCCCGAAATTCGTGTGGGGAATGTCTGCCTTGGTGACGGCGATAGAGGGCATGGGAAAACCGCCCAAATCCAACGCTTTGAGCAGTTTTTCCTCGGTAAGATTGTGCAGGGCAATCAAGTCCTCGGTTTCCTCAATGGGGGTCTCCATCGAGAACTTGCCCTTTTCTCTGGACGCAGCATTTTTCGCGGGAGGCCCCCTGGTGCGGGGAACTCCGCGTTCTGTGCTGGCGGCTTTCTTGGTCGGCTCCAGCAGCTCCTTGGCCGCATCCTCGTGAACAGTCCCGGAAAAGATGTTCATGTCACCCAGGCTGTCGCAGATGACCTCCTCCCAGACCTCCTCCGCCGTCAGGCCGGAGCCACGGTAGGCAGCCTCATACACCCCGGAAAGCTGCTCCACCTTCTCCGCACCCATCTCCCGGTTGATGCGCTCCCGCACGGCCTCGGGGTCGATTTCCCCCTTGGCGATCATGTCGTGTCCAGCCTCGTGCCTCATAAACTGCTCGGCGGTATATTCCGGGTGGTCCGCCCGGATAAAAGCCCGGTCCCCGGAAATGCACCCACGCACACTTGCCACCTGGCCGTCCCCCGGGGAGATCGTAAGGTTTCCGCCCACAAACAGAGTGAGGCGCACGCCCCGCTCCTTGGCGATTTCCTTTGCGGCGGCGGTGGCCGCCGTGTCACCCCCGGTCACCAGGTAGATGCTGTCGCTGGAGCTGCCACCACCGATGCCAAGGGAGGCGGTGGTTACCTTTTCCCCATGAGCGAGCGAAGCTGCCCCTGCATCTGCGGGTCCGCCTTGGATGTCCCCGCTCTGATCTTGTCCTGCTCCGCTTTCCAATTCTTGTACCGGGATGCCGGGATGCGCACCGTCACCCCATTCGCTGCCGTCGCGTAGACGAACTTCTCCTTGCCCTTGCTCATATCCTTGTACCTCCTCCATTTTTTCGACGCCGGATACGGACCCACGCTCCATATCCGCCTGCCCGGCCAGGTAGGCGGCCTGTGCCTGCTGCGGGGTCACCACATTTCCGGCCTTCTCGTAAACCAGGGACATATCAGTCCCTTGCTTTCCTGCGTTGTAGTAATCGCTCATGGCGGGCAGGTATGCCTCCGCTGGTACGGATGGGTCATACATTTCCTTCATCACGCCGCCGCCAGCCTTGCCCAGCGTGCTGGAGAACTGCTCCACCTTCATCCGGTCCCGCACCATAATGGCCTCTGTCCGCTGGATGGCGCTCTCCGGCCCCTTCTGCATCACTCCTGTGGCAGGCGGGGTGGTTGTCCCCGTGGGACGCGGAGCACCGCCAGCGGGCCTTGCAAGGCTGCCCACAGCGGTTTTCACCGCGTTGCGCTGGTCCTTGATTGGTTCCTGGCCGGAAATGGAGAGCTGTGCCGCCTGCTCCAGCACAGAGATGGCCTCCGGGGTGTCGAGGATGGCCTGGGCCATGCTGTTGCTCACAGCGCCCCCGCTGGTAAGCGCCTGGATGGCTTTGTCCAGCGGGGCGATGCCTGTACTGCCGGAGAGCGCGTTGACCGCTCCGGCGGGGAGGATTCCTGCCGGAGTGCTTGCGGGTGTCTGCTGGATGCCCTGCGAGATGGCGGTCTGGAGCTGGGTTTGCAGCTCTGCGATTTCCCCACCGCCGCTGGGACCGGGGAAGGTGGGGGAAAGCCCTGCACCTCCCGAAGCGGCACCGCCCCCCAGCATATTCCCCGGCGCGGTGGTGGCGGCCTGGTATGCCTGAAAACCGTTGATATACCCCTGCATACCCTGGGTGAGAGCGTCAAGAGCCTGGTTGAGCTGGTCCACCGTCGCCTGCTGCCCGGCCAGGTATTGGCTGTTCAGGCTGTTGCGGAGGCTTTGGGTCTGCTCCATGATGTAGTTGGCCGCTTCCGCCCGGGCCTCCGGGGTCATGGTCTCCCAGCTTTGGGACATCTGCCCGTATCTCCGGGTGATCTCGTCCAGCGCCGCGTTCATCTGCGCCTTTGTAGCCTGGGTGGTCTTGTAAGTGGAGATGCCGCCCTGGATGACCGAGAACAAAAACGCTGTGGCGAGGTCTGTTGCGATCTGCTCGTTGCTGGGCTTCTCCTCCGAGAGGAGATACCCGGTCCCGATATTCGCACCAGCGGACGCAAAGCCGCTCGTGCTCTGCCGCACGAACTCCATAAACGGGGTCATCATCCCGGTTTCCCGCAGTACCTTTGCCATTCCGCTGCCCACAAGGCCACCGGCAAGGCCGCCAGCGAGGCCCTGCGCCCCGGAGATGCCTGCGCTTTTCAGGTAGTCCACCGGCTCCATATGCCCAGCGGCCAGTGCTCCGGCGTTCCGCACCGCATCGGCGGCCAGGAAGGACAGGGAACTGTTCACAACGCCCTGCACCGCCGGGGCCATTTGCACAGCCACAGTCTTTCCGCCGATTTTAATGCCGGTAGCCAAAGCGCCCTCGGCTGCCCCAAGGGTCGCACCGGTCCCGTAGAGAAGGGCCAGGTTTCCCCCAACGCTTCCCACAGCGGAGGCCGTGGGGTGCTGCTCCTGCGCCCTTGCAAGATCATGCAGGATGTCGCCATAGAACGCGCTGGGAGCATCCCCTTTGCCGAAAAGGGTATTCAGTCCCTTCTCTGCCAGGGCCGCCATAGAGAAAGCCCCCGAGGCGTTGACAAAGTTCAGCGCCAGAGAATTGATGCCGGTGATTCCCTGGTCCGCCATTAAGTTCATATACTCGTAGGCGGCATCCTTTCCCTCCGTGGCGTAAATGTAGTTGAAGGTCTTGACGACCTCCTCGGGCAGATCAGACCAGCCCGAGTGCGTATCGGTGTAGAGGCTGCCAAAACCACCAGCAGTTACATCCACAGCGGCCTGCCGCGCTCTGGCTTCCTCGTCCCCGTTGATGAAATCGTAAAGAAGGTCGTTATAGCCCGTCTCCGTGAAGATGCCGGAAAAACTTTGCTTTGCTTCCTTGCCGTTTTTGGTGGTCCGGTACTGGCTCTTTTCTCCGAAGTCCGCAGCCTGCCGAAGGTCCTCATACCCCTTGTATCTCTTGTAGAGGTCAAAGGTCGCCTCGTCTTGGAACTGCCCCCACCACTCCTGCTCGCTCTGGAGGTCCTTGCGGAGACCTTCCAGGTAGTCGATGTTCTGCTTGACCCCATCCAGCAGCTTGGCGGTGCTGCCCGCGCCGTACACCTCGTCGTAGGTCTTTCCATACTGGGTGTAGTAGTTCTGGGCGGTGTAGGCCCTTTTCAGCAGCTCCGAGATTTCCGTGCCGGTCTTCCCTTGATAGGCGCGGAAGGTATCCGGGGCCTGGTAGGTTCCTTGCCGCCGGGTAAAATCGCCGCTCATGCGCTTGGAAAAGCTCTGCACATCCTCCAGCCAGGAGTTGAAGTCGTTGTCCTGCTGCTGGAGTTGCCCCGTGCGGATGCCCTTGGTAATGATGTAGTTGTCCAGGGAAAAGCCGCTGCCCCCACCAGCGGGAGAGCTGGTGGGGGTCATAGCTTTGGGAGAGACAGAGGGGGAGGTCACAGCCTTGGGCTGCTGGCCGAACTGGAAGTAGGTGGGCTTCTGCCCGGCCTGCTCCTCCTTTTTCTTCTTTCCGTTGATATAGTCGTCCAGGGAAAAGCCCATGTCATTCACTCCTCACTTGAAGCGCCCAAACATAAATTCCTTCCATTTCTCCGGGTCTTGCATAGCGGCGAGGGCATCGTCATAAATCCCATGGAACTCTTGGGGGATGGACGATACCTGGGCCTGGGCCGTCCCGCCCAAATCCACCTGGTAGATGTTGGCCGCCTCCTCCGCCGTGATATACCCGCCGTCCACCATCCGCTCCAGGTATGCCTTGGCATCCTGGAGGTCCTTGTATCCAGCGGCCTTTGCTCTGATGCTGGAGTAGTCCTGGCTCTTGGTCTGCCCGCCGCTCTGGTAAAGGCTCCAGAGCGTGTCGGTCTTTCCAGCCGCCAGGTCCAGGCTCACCAGATACTCATAGGCCGCCGCATCGTTGCCCATGGCGTACATGGTTGCCAGGATACCGGTCTCCTGGGTGCCGGAGCCCTTGGAGCTTCCGCCTCCGCCGCTCTTTCCTCCGCCAGAGGAGGAGATGGCCGCCTGCGCCTTGTCGTAGGCTTTTTTGAGGTTGGAGACCTCGCCATCGCTGTACCCCATCTCCTGGTAACCGGAGAAGTCTCCAGCCGCAGCAAGGGTCTGCGCCTTTTGCAGCGCCCGGTTGTACTCCTGCTCGCTGGTGTAGTTGAGCTTTTCCCATTCGGCATCCGCCCGGCTGTCCGCATACTCCTGGTCGTAGCGCTGGTCCGTGATCTGGTCCCGGCCCACGCCGTAGGCAAAGTCCCGGTCACTCTCCAGTACGCCCCGGTCAAAGGTCTGCTGCCACTGGCTGTCGCCCACCTGGCCCCGGAAGATGTCAAAGTCCATATTCCGGTCCGTATTGTACTGGCCCAGCAGGGTGAGGTACTTGTTGTAATCTCCCTGCTCCAGCGCCATGAGCATTTCCAGGTTGGCCCGCTGGGTCGCCCCCTCGTCCTGGTACATCTGATAGGCGAGCTGCCGCAGCTCCGGGATTTTGTCGGAAAGGGCGCTCATATACCCATCATAGGTCTGCTGGGCAGCGGACCCGGCGAACGAGCTTGCAAGGCCGCCTGTGCGGGCAGAAATCTGCCCGAGGGTATCCTGCATCGCCCGCTCGCCGTTGCGGGTGTAGCTCTCTTTATACTGCTGATAGGTGGGGTCCTTTTCCGGGTCGTATTCAAAAGCGGCCCGACCCAGGATTTGCTCCGTCAGCGCGTCGATTTTCCCTTGGTATTTGTTGGTGTAGGAGGGGGCGGTGGCATAGGTAAACTTCCCGCCGCCCCAGGAACCGACGGCACCGCTGCCGCTCACATCCTTGCCTCCGCCAATCCAGTCTCCCGGCGTGCCGGTCTCCTGCTTGGGCTTTGCGATATACTCGCTGCCGTCCCCACCGCCAGAATAGCCATAACCGGAGCGGATGGCCTCCGCAGCCTGGTGGGCCGCATCCATGGCCGCCTGGTCGCCTCTGGCCTGGGCCTCGGTCCACTGGCGGCTCAAGTCATCCACAGCGGCCTTATCCGCAGCAGAGAGGCCAGCATCTAAATATGTACCCTTTGCGGTGTATCCGCTTTTTTCGTCCTTTTTGAGAGCCATAATCCATAGCCTCCCTCGTTAATTTTTCTGCTCCAGCGCCGATACCCGCGCGGAGAGCTCGTTGTAGTCTTCTTTCATCGTGCCGATGACATCCTGCGCAGCCCGCAGCCCCTCCTCCAGGACGGATACCTTTTTCTCCAGGACCTCGATTTTTCCCTTGCTGGTATCAATGTCCTTTTTGAAAATCCCGAGGGTGAAGTCCAGGTTGTCATGCAGCGTCCGCAGGTAGCTGCAAATGGACCGCACAGTGCCGCCGATGTTTTCCTTGTTGAATCCAGGCGGAGAGCCTGGCAGCGTGGTCGCCATGGTCTATCCCTCCCGTCAGTATTCGCTCCCCACGGAGAACTCCCGCACAAAGCTCTTGATGATGCACTCTCCCACGCCGGACAGCCGGACCGTGAAGGTGTCGCACCGGGTTGGGAGGATGGGGATTTGCAAGGTCTTGGCGTGGTCGTTGTGCCCCAAGTACACTTGCCGGAAGGGCGCGCCGTCCGCGCTCACCTCCGCCTTGACCCAGGCACCCGCCTCCAGATCAGCCCGCAGGTACAGCCGGGAGTATCCCTTCCGCCCGTGGACCATCTCATTGAAGGGGCACAGCGTAGCGCTCCACGGGATGCGCCCCTCCTCGCTCCGGTCCTGCCCAGTCATCATCACCTTGCCGGTGGACCCGTCCAGGTAGTAGAGCGTCCCGTCCAGATAGGCCCAGTCTGTGGCGTGGGTGTTGTCCTCCCGCAGCCAGATGCCCCGCGCTGTGTCCAGCACATAAAGCTCCCAGGCTCCATTCTCCGTCTGCATAGAGATGTAGTACCGCTCGCCGTCCGTCCCGGCAACGCCGTCGGAAAACCGCCTGTCCCCGAAGCACTCGGTCAGCAGCTCCGGGGTCCCGCCGGTGTAGGCATACACCCCGGCCCGGCCCTTGTAGAACAGGGTCTCATTGATGATACACAGGCTCTTTTCCGCGCCCTTCTGCACCCCGGGCACCTTGTAAGTGTAGATTTCATACTGGGCCGGATAACTCCCCAGCACCTTGTGGACACAATCCTCTTTCCAGAAAAGCACCGTGGAGGAGTAGGCGATGCAGGCGGTGAACTCGCCCTCCGTGCCCACCGCAGCGGCATAGCTGTCTGTGGCGAGGCCGTCATAGACATAGAAATTCTTGGGGTCGCCCAGAGCAGAGGCCCAGATCGTTGTCCCTTCTGCCCCCCAGATGCGGTTGTCACACTCGCAGATACAGGTCAGGTCCGGCACCTTCCGCTCCGCCATCACCGTCCCGGCCTCTGTCCCTGCCTGGAAGATGTCCTTGTCAAAGGTCAGCGTCCGCCCGGAGATTTCCCGGATGATGTGGCTGCCGTTGTTCTTCTTGAAGGAACTGCACCCGGACAACTCCACCGCGTCCCCAGCCGAGAACATCTCCTCGAACTTGGGATACTTGTGCAGCAGTGAAGCGTGCCGCACCGCTGTGATTTGCCAGGTATTGTCGCTCTGCTTGGCGCAGCTCTGCACCACCAGATACTCCGTATCCTTGCATTGATACCGGATGATGTCCTTGGCTTTCAGGGTCGCCGGGGTCTTTTCCGTCCCTCCGGTGAAGGTCAGCGCACCCGTGGACTTGTTTACGCTCGCCCCTGTATAGGCCGTCATGGTGGTGGACGCGGCAACGCCGGTCAGGGTCTCCGCCTCCCCGGAGGAGTGGTCGATGTAGCTCTGCTCCGGCACCGTCAGGGTGTTGGTGGTGAAGGTCGCGTCCCCGGTGTAGACCGGGTATTCCGCCGTCAGGCTCCCAAATTCTCCCGTTGCGGTGTCGTAGTACACCTTGTCCGGGAAGACCACCACTTTTGTGTTGATGGTGGCAAACTGCTTTTCCCCGGCGGTGACCTTGCCCACCACCTTGCCGTCATACAGCAGGCTGGTCCCGTCCACCACGCATAGCTTCCCCCGCGCGTATAGGCCAGTGGGGGAGAGGTAGGCTCCAGCAGTTTTCCGCCCGGAGCGCTGGGAAAGGCACGGGAACTGCGCCGAGGAAAGCCCCAGGCTCTCCAGCAACTCTCCCTCTCCGGCCTCCCGGCTGTAATTCACACCTCCGAAGCCCACGATCTGCTTCTTGCTCTTGCTCGCCCCGGAGCGCATATACGGAAGCCTCACACCACCGCCCCCTCTCTCACATCAGATTTTGATAGTACCCGCCCGGCAGCGGCAGGTGGGTCCGGTGGTAGCTTTGCCGCCACTCGTCCAGCGCCGCATTAAAGGCCGTCACGCTGTTGTTGTAGTTGTCGTACTCCCGGTTGTAGAAATCAAGCTGGGCCATCAGATAGAGGTCGTACAGCCTGTCATGGGGCGCGCCCACCAGAAGGGGGAGGTCTCCGTCCTCCGGGAACGCCTCCGCCACCTTGGGCAGCTCCGTCCACTCGCACACCGGGCAGAAGGAGAAGTCCATCACCCTGTTGTACTCCGGCGGCATCGGCTCTCTCTCCTCGCCCTCCGCAGGCTCCTCCAGGCCCAGTCCCTTGCACACCGGGCACTCCTTCACCGGCCCCTTGTAGGCCAGGCCCGGTGTCAGCTTGTGCCGTAGGATGACCTCCCTGTACAGCTTGCCCTCCAGCTCAATGAGCCAGGCCGCCTTGGTCTCGTCGTCGTATGCGTCCGGCCTCACAGCGGCCACCCGCTCGATGATCTCGTTGATGCTCGGCATATCGCCGCCTCCTCTCTCGTGGTCTGGCCCTCCGCCCAAAACCGCTCCAGCCGGACCGGCTCTCGGCGGAAGGGCAGGGGGCAAAGCCCCCTGCACCCCCAGGTTTTCCCTTACACAGCCCGGACCCACACGCCGTTCTGTTTCACATAGACACCGCCGCCCGCCACGGGCACACTCTCCAGCGTATAGCATCCTTCCGAATCCTTGGTGGAGGATACAACGATAGAAGATTTGAGATTAAAAGCGGGGCGGGGCGCGAAATTCGCGCGGTACACACTGTCGTCGTACACCGTGCCGCCGGTGCTGATGCGGTACGCGTAGCTGGTATTGGAGTCCGGGGAGCGCAGGCCCCAAATGACGGCGGTGGTGGTATCCTCCAAGTTGGCGATGCGCTTTGCGTCGCTGTTAAAGTAGGTAAACGCCTTGCCCTCCGTCTGCCACCCACTTACCCCAGCCTCCGTGCAGGACAGGGCGAAGCCCTTGCGGCGGATGGTATGGAGGGTAGCCACACCGTTGCCCTCTGCCACCACGATGGGCACCGGAACGATGCACTCCCGCACCTCCGGGTCCAGTTTCAACGGCCAGATGCCGTCACAGAAATTGTCCATGGTGCATCCGAAGTACCGATTTTTGTAGGTGCCACTGTCCGACGCGTTCCATGCGATCTCACTGAAAGCATCCTTTCGGATAAGGGTCACCCCCGTGCCCGTGCCGTAGTGGTCCTTATCCAGCACCAGGAACTTGGTGGGCTTGCCGTTCTCGTTCAGCTTGACAAGGCTGCCCGCAGCCAGATTGGAAAGTAACTGTCCCATAACGCTTGATTCTCCTTTCGATTAGGCCGGAAGTGGGCGGTGGGAGGCCAGCCGCCCTCCGGCGGGCTTCTGCGCGGACCAGAGCTGCGTTCAGCCTGGCCCGCATCTGCTTTCGGAGCGCTCCCGTGTCCCCATGCTTTGCATGGGCCTCCCAGGACCGGAAGCTCTCCTCGATTTTCTCCCGCGTGATTTTCCCCGCCGCGTAGTCCTCCTCCCAGCGCACGATGCGGCGCTTCATTCTCTTAATGGAGGACCGCCGCAGCTTTTTCACCACCCTGCCCGTCTGGGTCAGGTAGGTATGAAAACCGCAGAAGTCGATGCCGTTTTGCAGGGGAAAGATATTGGTCTTATCGTTCAACTCCAGGCCCAGCTTGGTAAACTCGCCGCGTATGAGCCGCAGCGCCTCCCGCGCCGTGCCCATGTCTGGGCAGATCACATACCAGTCGTCCATATACATCCCCGCCAGCGGCAGGTGCAGCTTTTCCCCGATGTAGTGCATAATGCCGCAGACGAAGAAAACGGCATAGATGTGGCTGGTCTGGTGCCCCAGGGCCAGCCCGTCACCCACAGCGTCAATGAATTTCTCCATCAGCGATTGCAACCTCACATCGGGAAATCGCAGCCGCAGCGCGGCCTTTAGCCGCTCGTGGTCGATGCTCTGGAAAAAGTGCCGGATGTCTCCCTTTATCACCGCACCCTTGGCATAGTCCCACTCCTTCATCGGTCTGGGAGGAAGCCCGGCGGCCCTGCGCGCCGCCTCGTCCGCCCCTTTCTTCTGGAGAAAATGCCGCCTCATGTGCTTTCCCAGCATCTCCAGGCCGTAGTGGGTCCCCTTCCCGTACTGGGCCGCATAGGTGTTCAGCGTGAAGCTCCTGGACAACTCGCCGTAAACGATGTTGTCCGTGAGCGCGTGCTGCACTACCTTGTCCCGGAAGGTAGGAGCCTGGATAAGACGCTTCTTGGGTTCGAAGATATAGAAAGCATCCAGCCCATCCGGCTGGAATGTCCCCTGCAAAAGGGATTTGGATAGTATCAGCAGCTCCTCGATGGCTCGCGCCTCAAAGGCCGCTGTGCTTTTCTTGCTCCTCTTACACCTGCGTGCCCGTAGATAGGCGTACCACAGGGTCTCAAAGGAGCATAGCTCCTCATAGGTCATGTTCCATCCTCCTCTCGGATGGTGGGGAGCGCTGGTGGCGTTGCTGATAGCTGGCAGTATCTCCCTCCTCGGAGGTCGTGTCGAGCCTGCCAGCGTCACCGCCATGTGTTTATCCCCGGCCCACGGTCTGCTGTCACCAGACCGCTGCCGACGACAGGATATGGCCTCCTTTGATGATGGTCCTCTGCTTTCCCCGGGCGGGTACTCGTACTCGGTATTCCATCAGAGCGGGGCGGGGCGCGAAATTCGCGTTGTACACATTGTTGTTGTTCACCGTGCCGTCGGTGTTGATGTTGTACGCGTTGTTGGTATTGGAGTTCGGGGAGCGCAGGCCCCAAATGACGGCGGAACAGGCCATACCCTTGTATGATGCAGGCGGCTACCGCCGCCGTACACCCTCCGCTCTGGCGATGCGCTCCTTGTCCTTGCCGTGCCATGACGCGCACATATACCGCACCGTCAGCACCATCTTGGACCAATGCCTCGCCTTTTCCGGGGTCACCCCCGGATATTGCTTGCTCTCCAGCAAGCGCTTGATCTTCCGGCCCAGCTTCTCCAGCTTCCGAAGGGCACTTTTTTGGTCCCGGAGCCGGTCTTGGGCTTCCTGCCGGTCCCGCAGGTCCAGCAGATTGGCCCCCTCAATAAGCTCGCAGATGGTCTCCACATCGTTCATCAGAGAGGTGCCCGTGGTATATCGGTATCTCTTGGGGATGACCTTATCGTTTGCGCACACATCGCAGGTGTAGAGCCAAAGGTCGGATGCCTTGGTCCCCAGCACGAAGTCCTCCCCGTTGTCTGTCGGTCTTTCACTCATGGGGGCATCTCCTTTCCCGGATAGCCTCCAGCAGTTCATCGCCGCCCTTGATCTCCAGCACCCTGTCGGGGAGGAGGCGTATCACCACCGGCTCACCCACCGGGGATATGCCTTTCAGCGTGATACCCCCGGCGGAGAAGCCCTCGTCGTCGATGTCCTCACCGCCACAGCAGCCACAGGGCTGCTCCAGCGTGGAGATCAGGTTGGCGATGATGCAGGAGACCTCCGCATCACTCCTGCACGCTGCCCGCTTCATCGTCGGTCCCCTTCACCACAGGGCCGGTCAGCTTGCCGCCCTCCAGGTCACCCAGGACAGCCTCTCCTACCTTGTAGGTAGCCACGCTCTCCTTCAACGCCTCGAACCTCGTATTGAGGCTTGCAAGGCTGTCCAGGGCGTTGTCCTTCTCGTTCCTGGCCTCCGACAGCTCTGCCTCCAGGGAGGCCACGCGGGCCATCAGGGCGGCAACATCACTCTCCGCATCGGCCCGGACCAGCCGCACCGCGTGGGAGGCGACGCAGAAGGGGCCGGGGTGGGTCTGGACCACAGCGCCGCTCTCGTCCAGCACCTCGATGGGGCCGGAGCAAAGGGCCTCCAGCGCCTCGTCCGGGATGCCGCCCCCCAGCTCCAGCACCAGCATCTCCCGCGTGATACCGCCCAGCCTCTCCAGAGATACGGCAAAGCCGTGGTCGTCAATGGTGTAATTTCCTGCCTTAATCATGTTCTGCTCCTCCTTATCCGATGTCGAAGTAGATGTCTCCGTTTGCCCCCAGGCTGGAGGCGGGGGACCCACTCCCGAAGTAGATGTTGCGGAAGCCCTTGGCGCTCCCGCTTATAGGGGAAACGCCAGCCACAGAACCGGTGAATGTGCCCCCCGTCTTGGGCATTTGCTTTCCGATTTCCTCGAACACATCCTTGGATTGCCCGGTGGGGTCATAGACCGACTTGTGCATATCCCCAGGATTCTCCGCATCCGCCCCTTTGGGGATGCCGAAGTCGAAAACAGGTGCCCCGTCCGGGCTTTCCGGCTGCCGGGTCACCGTGGCCGGACTTCCGGCGGGGAGGGTCGTCACCTCTCCCACCTGGATGTTTGGGGTCACGCCGTCGTTGCCGGGAACGCCCTGGATACCCTGGACCCCCTGCTCTCCGGTGTCACCCTTGACCCCCTGGGGACCGCGAGGGCCAACAACTTGCCCCAGATCAAATTCAGGCATAACTCATTCCTCCCTAAATCCGCAGGCAAAGATGCCCTTGGTCGTTGATGTAGTAGTCTGGCCGTTCATCCCCTGTGTAGGCACAGAACAGATGCCCGTCCTCGGTGACCCGGAAGGAGACCATGCCAGCCGTCTGGACGGATACGCCGTCAATGCCGCGCGGCCCCTGCTCTCCCTGGATTCCGCGAGGGCCGGGGATGCCCTGCACCCCCTGGATACCTTGCACCCCCTGGATGCCCTGCTTGCCCTCCGGCCCAACCGCGCCCTGGTCGCCCTTGTCTCCCTTGGAGGCGATAAGCAGCCAGAAGTTGCCCTCTCCGGCCTCACCCGCGGCATCCAGCGCAGGGTCAACGCCCACGCAGGCCGCGATGCAGATGTAGGAGCTGCCCAGGCGGGATACCTTGTTGAGGGGCAGGTACTTTTTCTCCTCGTCCCATACCTCCCAGAGCTTCACAGCCTCCTCCGCCTGCTCCAGCGCGTCGATGGCGTTGCCCACCAACTCGCTCACCTGGGGCACGATGGTGTCGATCTGGGTCTGGAGCTGCTGTGCCTGGGAGGGGGTAGGCTCCGCTGGTGCGTTGTACGCATCGTTGACCTGCACCATCAGGTTGTCGCTCACAGAGATGGATACAGCCGTGGGGTTACTGTCCCGGAAGCCCTCGATGGTAAAGCTACACCATCCATGCAGGGCAAGAGGTTCCGCCGGGATTGGCGTGTCGAATACCAGCGGGTCCTTTTTCTTCACAAGGTCCTCCACGCTGTTGAACAGCAGCACGGAGACCGGATTTTCTCCCTGTGCGTCCCGCCAGATGATGCGCTTGGAGAACTCCTCCCAGTCGTCGCTCAAAACGATGTGTAGGGTGGTGACATTGGCCTCCCCCTGCACACCGGCGTTTTTGCTGTCCTTTCGGACAAAGTTGCCGTTCACGGCCACATTGATGATTCTGTCCATGAGGTATTTACCTCCTTTCTCCAGCGAAAACGGCGCAGCGGGGAAGAGAGGAATAGGTCCTCCCGGTCCTCACTACGCCGTGTCGCAGCAGTTTGGGGTATCGCGGTTTTCGCTTATTCAGTTACAGCAGGCCCCGCTTGGCGGCCTCCCGCTCGTACTCGCTGCTCTGGCTGGAAATGAGATTGGCGGTCTCCTGGTCCTGGGCCATAGACCGCTCCAGCACCTCCGCCACATACCGGGGCACCATGACGGTCTCGCCCCGCTTGATCTGGAAAGCCCTGCCGTTGACGGCCACCATCACATCGTCCTTGTAGCGCCCGTTGTCCTTGAAAAGGCGGACGGGCACCTTCTCCTCCGGGTCCGGGGCGGGGGTGGTGTCCTTCTGGGCCTCCAACTCCGCCTTGGCAGCGTCAATGGCTTTCTGGGCCTCGGTCTTGCCATCCTCCACGATTTTCTCGGCTTCCGCCTTGGCGGCATCGAGGATGGCCTGGGCCTGCTTCTTGGCCTCCTCCACAGGGTCGGGGGTGGTCTCCTGGGTCTGGCCCTGGTCCTGGGTCTGGCCCTGGGTCTGCTCTTTCTCCTTGTCTTTGTCCTTGTTGGTAGCCATAGAGTTTTCCTCCTTATCGGTTTATAATAGGCAGCCCGCCCGGATAGGCGAGCGGGCTGCCCGTGGTCTTACTGTATCAAGCAGCGTCCTCGGTGAAGGTGCTGGCGCTCTCGATGCGCACCATGTACGCCTCCACCAGCCGCTCGGCCACCTTGGTGGCCTTCCAGCCGCAACTGGCCCGCTGATTCAGGGGGTCAGCAGTACCGGCAGAGCCGAGCTGCTTGACGATATGCTGGAGGCCGCCGCCGGTGATCTCGGTGACACCGTAGGCATCCGCGCCCAGGATAAGGGTGGAGTACACATCCCGGCCAGCAGCGCCCTCGCCCTTGAACACCTTGGCCTCGCTGGTCTCCACGAACCGCACGCCCTCGATGCGCCCGATCTCGCCCTCGTAGATGCCGTCGGGGTCGGAGTAGGTCTTGACATTCACCCACTTGGGGTCGGACATCAGGTCGTAGGAGCAGTCGGGGTGGATGATACCGGCATAGTAGCCGTTGATGCGCTTGGCGTTCATCACCTTCAAAAAGCGGACCGCCTTACGCACCGCGTCTACGGTCAGGTAGTGGTTCTTGGTGGGGTCTGCGTTGCCGCCCACCAGAGCGCTCCGGCTGGTGACCTGGCCCTCGGCATACTGCACATTGGTGCCGCCGTTCAGCACCTCGCGGGTGATGGTGTCCAGGGTACGGCCCGCCTGGCTGCCAAGCAACTTGGTGGCCTCCACCAGGTTGTTGTCAATGGCGGTCAGCAGGAGCATATCGGAAAGCTCAACGAAGCCGCCGTACTGGGCCACCGTGGCAGTGATGACCCCCATGTTGAGCTTCTGACCGTCGGGGGTCACGCCCTCGGTCAGGGGGGTCAACGCCTTGGGCAGGGGGTCATACTTGCGGAACTCGATGGTTTTGCCGCCGTTCTTGGGGATGGGACGCTTCTGGCCGAACTGGTCGTGGACCAATTCGGGCTCCGCATTATCAATCAGATAATCGGAGTAAAAGGTCTTCATCTCCCCGGAGAGGTCCTGGCCCGCTCCGGTCTGGCCGGTGGTGTTGGTGTTGTTGTCGAACAGAGACATGGTGACCTGCATCAGCAGCAGGCCAGCCACAAAGTCCTTGAACTTCTTACGCATGATAATTCTCCTCTCATTTTGCGGAGGAGCGGCCATCAGAAAGTGATAGTTTCTCCTCTCGCGGCTCTGCGGGCGATTTCCGCCCTGTCTTTTGCGGTCAGCTTGCTCGCATCGTCCTTGACGATGAATCCACTCTGGACAGAGGTGCCGTTCTCGGCGGGCCGTGCGCCCTTTGCACGGATGCTCCCAACCACCTGCTTCTCCGTAGCCTTGGCCTGCAAAGCGGCCACGCCCGCCTTGATCTCCTCCATGTGAATGACCTCGTAGGCGTGCTGAACGGGAACGCCGGAGCGAAGCATGGAGATGAATTGCGGGTTTTTGACCTCTGCTGTCAGGTCGAAGCTGGGGTACAACTGGCGGACCTGCTCCGCCTCGCCATACCACTTTTGGAGTTGCTGCTGGGCCTGCTGCTGGGTCTGGGTCCGCCTCTGGGCCTCCAGAAGAGCCGCATTTTCCCGCTGGAGCTTCTGGAACTGCTTGTACTGCTCCACGCTCATGCCCGCATCCTCGGCGGCCTGGGACCAGTACGCGTCGTCGTTCTCAACGGCGGCAAGCAGCTTGGCCGGGTCGCTGTCTGCAATACCGTAGCGCTGCATCAGCATGGAGAGCACCGGCTGGGTGCGGGCGATCTGTTCCTCCAGACCCCGCACCTCCCGGAAGCGCCTGTCGATGATGCGCTGGGTGTCTTCGGTATAGAGGTCCTTGAACTCGCCCTCCACCATCTCGCGGTAGGCTTTCTTCCTCGCTTCCAGAGTGTCGGATGCGGTAGCCGTGCCCGGCTGCCCATCCTCGGTCTTCTCCCCGGCGACGGGAGGGGTGCCCTCACCGACACCGGCCTGACCCCCGGCCACCGCCGGGTCCGCCTGTTTGCCATAGAGGACGCGCTGGGATTCGCCCGATTTTCCCCGCCGGGTGGAAACGGGGAGTGCCTGGGAACCGCCCTTTGTGCCGTCGTCACCCTGGGCAGGGGCCGCCGCCCCAGCACCATCCCCGCCACCAGCAGCGGCGCCGCCACCGTCGAACAGGGACAGGATGATATTCAGCAGTTTGTACTCTTGCATAGATAATTCCTCCTTTTCCGCGGGTGTTTCGCCCCCGTGCGTCGGTCCTGCTTTTACCCCGCCGAGCGGGGGCCTCTGCCGCAGCTTTGGCCCCTCGCCCAGTAGGCGGAGCAAGGAGGACATTATGAGCGTAACACACTCTTTTCCAAATTGCGTCAACGAATCGGAAAAAATTTTTATTGCCCCTCAATTTTTACCTGGACAGCCTCCGGGCGGGTAGCCTGGAGCTGGAGAAGCCCTACGCACGCCATCTCAAAGGCAGCCTCCGTCCGCTCCCCGCCCTCCGCGTCTATGACGACATCCCCAGGCTCGATATGGAGCTGCTGCACTACCGCGTCGCCGCCCGCCTCCTCGTTGGAGAGAAAGCCTGCCAGGGAGTACAGCACCCCCGTGATGTAGTTGCACGCCTCGATATCGTCAGCGTGCCCCATGGCAGAGAGCCGGTGCCAGTTACCCTCCGCCTCAATCGTTATCCGGGTCATGCCCCTGCACCTCCGCTCATGTCAGGCGTGGAGCGCTTGGCAAGGCGCTGCCCGTATCCCGTCATGGGTGTTTGGGCCTCCATGGTGGCCCTTGCAAGGCGGTCTGCGCCCCCTTTGGAACCAGGAACAGATACCGGCCCTCCTGCGGATGGGCCGCCGCTCTGGGCCGCTTGCTGGGGCAGTACCCCCATGTCCTCTCCGGTGAGAGCCTGGAGCAGGAGTGCCATCTGGTCCATCTGCTGGGACATCTGCTGGCAGATATTGAGAAGGGTCTGGCCCTGTTCCACCCGCTCCCGCACCTTGTCGATGCCCTCAAATTCCATCATCTCCAGAGCGCCCATGGCCTCCTGCGCCCGCTCGGGATTGAAGAAGCCCGCCGCATACAGCTCCTTGGCCCGCTCGTTCTGCTCCATCCGGGAGAAGGGGTTTTTCTTCTGGGCCTTGATTTTCAGGTCAAAGATGGGCTTGCGGAACAGCGGCGTTCCGTCTGCCGCCTCACCCACCACCTGCTCCCGGAGCCCCTGGTTGTTCACATCCACGAACTGATAGCTGCCAGGGGTCATGCCTGTGATGCGGAAGGTCCTGGTCTCGTCGTAGAACTGCCCCATGCGGTTGATAGCCATGGTGTTGATAGCCACATGGGCGCGGTAGCTGGCCGAGATCATATCCCGGCTGGCCTTGTTGCCCGCCTCCTGGAGGGCCGCAATAGCTGCCGCAGCGGTCACCCCGGACCCGGCGCTGCCGCTGTTCACATCCCGGTTGGCAGCGGTGTCCTTCATCTCCTCAATTTTCATCTGGAGGACATTGGTATAGATAGCGTCCAGGGGCTTGACAGTGATCTCCTGGAGCCGCCGTTCGTCCAGCTCACCCTCCACATCCACGATGGGCTGCCCCCAGTCCAGGAATTGCTCCTTGTTGATGGCGGTGGAGGTGGAGGCAAAGAACCGCTTTTTGGTCGCCATCATGCTGTTTTCCAGAATGTTGGCGGAGAGCTTGTCGATGTAGAGCTGCGGGTCCTTGCAGATCGCCACATACCCAAAGCCCACGGGCGTGCCCTTCTCCGGGAAAAGAACATCCAGCACCACGGGGTACAGCCCGTCGTCATACCAGCCTGTGTCCTGGAGCTGCGGGTCGTTCTCGCTGGCATAGAGCAGGGTGTCGCCCACGAACTTGGCGTAGTGCAGCACCGTCCGGCCAGAGGGGGAGGTGACCTTGTAGTACCAGTCCACCACCACACTCTTGCCCTCGGTGTCCACCGTGTCGTCGTAGATATACTGCTTCACATCAATGACGCTGCCGCCCATGTGCCCCTTGTGCTGGGGGTACTGCTGGTCCAGGATGTCCTCGTCCACCAGCTCCACGATGAACAGGTTGCGAGACTTCTGAATGTCGGTGATACCAGGCTCCCAAAAGAGCTTGAGCAGGTCGATTTCCCGGATGTCGATGTCCCCCAGACCGTTCTCCTTCTGGTTATTCCAGAACACACCGTAGGCGGCGGTGCCGTGTTTCAGTTTCTCCCACCAGTTGTCGGAGTAGGTCTGCTCGAAGTCGTTGTACTCGAAGATGACCGGGAGGACCTGGGAGAGCATCTTGGCGCTCTCCTCGTCCCCGCGCTCCCGGGGAAGGACCACCGGCTCCGGGTAGTTATCCATGGCATCAGCGTGCTTGTTGAGGATGGAGTTGAAAAGCCACGCGCTGGACGGCTCCGGCCCCGGCTTCTTGGAGTTGCGGATGACCTCCCAGTGGCGCAGCTCCCACCACAGCTCGTCCTCCACGATGCGCTGCTCCAGGTTTTGCTTGTCATGCTTATACCGGGTCAGGGTCTCAATGGCCTTTCCGATCTCCTCGGAGCCAATGCGGTGCAGCTCTTCCTTGCTCACGGCGGGGTCAGCCCCCAGCATAGCCGCAGCCATGCGGGGGTCCATGCCCTGCTGCCCCTGGTATGCTCCGGGCATCCCAAAACTGGGCCGCTTGGGCACGCCTCCCATGCCCAGGTCGAAGGTCTCCTCTGTTTCGTCCCCAAGCGTCAGCCTGGGGGGCTGTTCTTTCTTTCCGAATAGCGCCATATCAATACCTCCTGAAAAAGTCATATCTGTCGTAGACGGGTTTCTCTTGCAGGTCCAGCGGGTCGTAGGGCTTGGGCTCGTCCACCTTCCTGGGCCTGGGAGCGATGGGATTCTTCATGCACACATACCGCAGCTCGTCGTAGATGTGGTCCTCGCCGTCGGTGTCGATGTCCTCCACATCCGTCTCGTCATAGACCAGGTTGGGCACCGTGCGGATGAAGTGCTTGCAGGTGTTGAACACATAGAGCATGGGCCAGCCGTTCTCGTCAAAGGCCAGCCGGTGGTGGACCTGCATCTTGCCGTCGATGCGGGCGTGGTCCCCCTTCTCAAAGAAGACCCGCTCCCGCTCGAAGAGCGCCCCGATGCTCTCGGTGCCGTCGCTGCCCCAGATAGCTGGGTCTCCCACCCGATGGATGGTCCTGCCTTTCAGGTTTGGGTCCTCGGCCTCTATACGCCTGATCTGGCGGGCCACCTCCGACGGCTCCAGCTTCACGCCCATGTTGGGGGTCCCGGTGCAGCCGTAATACTCCCGGATGCGGTATAGCCGCCTCTCATGGTCCACGGCGTACCAACCGACGGAGAAGGGCTTGGAGTAGCCCCAGTCCATCCCGCACCAGATACTCCAGGTGTCCGGCACCTTGAAGGGGGCGATGACATGGGTATTCACCCGGTCCAGGTAATGCTCGCTGTCGTTGCGCCACTCGGTGAACACCTGCCCGGAGAAGGTGTCCCAGTCCCCATACAGCAGGGCCTTGCGCTCCGCCTCCGGCATGGATGCCAGCCGGGTGATGTAGTCCGGGTCATTCTGGAGCAGGGCGGGGTTATCAAAGACGGAGGAGGGGACAAAGATGCGGCTGCGCTTCTCGCAGTATTCCTTTCCCGTGGGGTCCCTCCAGCGGATGTCCTCCCACACTGGCACCATGGGCTTGCCCGCCGTGATGAACCGCTCCTTGACCCATCCATGGCCCACGCCGCCCGGGTTTGCCGTGGAGCGGATGTAGCACCGGGTCCCTGGTCCGTTGGGCCTGCACCGGGAGAAGAGGTAGCTGTACTCCTCCCAGGAGAAGTGGGTCAGCTCGTCAAAGGCCACGAAGTCATACGCCTGGCCCTGGTATTTGAGCCGGTCCTTGGTGTACTGCATGGACCCGAAGATGATTTTGGCCCCGCTGGGGAAGGTCCAGGTGTGGGAGCTGGAGTTGTACCTGGCCCCGGGGAACGCCATGGGGTAGTAGTTCAGGGATTTATCTATCAGCTCGGCAAGCTGGGGGAAGGTCTTACGGAGAATGAGGGCCTTGTAGTGTGGGATATGGACCTGCCGCAGGGCCTCGATGACAAGGGCATCGCTCTTTCCGCCCCCCGCAGCTCCTCCGTACAGGGCCTCCCACTCCGGCCTCTCCATGAAAGCGGCCTGCCTGGGCTGGGGCTGCCATACCACATTCACGGCTGCTCCACCTCCTCGCCCTCCGGCGGCACCGGCTCCTGGAGTACCGGGGCCAGCAGCACCACGCCGCCGCCCTTGGCCTCCTCGTCCTTCTTCTCCGGCTTGTATTCCCACCGGTCCGGCCTGCGGTTGGCGAGCCAAAACATCTGCGCCTGGGCATTGGCAGGCACATGGGTCTCGTCGTAGCCCACCACCAGCTCCTCATGCTCCCCAGTCTTTCGCCCGGTCTCCGGGTCATAGTCCACCCGCTTGACCTTGAAGGTCTTGGCAAGGGAGACCGTGTACCCGGTAGCCAGCTTGAACAGGGCCGCCTCCACCTCGTCGTCCGGGACTTCACACGCGCGCACGAAAGCAGCCGAAAGTGCCGAGTACCGCTCGTCCCCCTTCTCCCCGTCATCCAGGTACTTGCGGAAGGTAGAGTAGGCGATATTGAGCTTCCTGGCGATCTCCTTTGCCGTGGCCCCAGCCTTTGCCCATTCTTCGATCTTGTCCAGGTTGGGGAGGACATGGGTATCGTATTTACTTTTTGCCACGCCTGCCTCACCCTCCTGTGATGATGTCATGTACCCAGCGTAGCACAGTCCGGCGGAAATTGCGTCAAATCTCCGGGAGAGATTTTTCATCAGCAGGGGAGAAGCCTATGGTAGGGGTAGATATATACATAAAACTATGGGGTAGTCGCCCCCTCCTTCCTCTATCCCCCCTATATCCCCCCTTCCTCCTTCCTCCCCCAGGTCAGAAAAGCAAAAAAGGGAGGACCCAGGCTGTATGCCCAGGTCCTCCCGTATTCGTGCATTTGCATAGCTTATGGATTGCTTTTGCTTTTCTCCTCCAGTTGGTAGGTCTTGCCGTACCGCCTGCGCCCACAGCGTTCACACAGCACCTTGTTGTCCACGCCGCCCCCGGCGGGGCGGCAGCGGTACTCTCCCTCGGCCTCAATGGCACAGGCGCAGGGACGGCACAGGTCCATGGTCTTACTCATAGCCGTTTCCCTCCGTGGCGGTAGGGCCTGCCCTTGTTGTACTCGTTCTTTGCGAGGATGACAGCCTCCATATCCACGCCGTTGGCCTTGGCCCAGCGCATAATATCCAGGATGCAGCCCACCATCCTCTGCCTGGCGGAACGCTCAAAATCTCTGGGGCGGAGAGGGAAGTGTGGGCGAGCGGGTTTTATCTTCCGCCCATCTCGTTTCCTTCCCAGAATCTCCGCCTGCCGCTGGCTGGAGTATGCGCTGGACAGGAGGTAATGGCACCCGGCCACCAGATCAGGCAGCGGCTTCTTGCTCTGCGCCTCCGGCGCAGGGGCAAGCGCTCTCACATCCCGGATGATACCGTCCACATCGGCTCTGACCCGGCCCATATAGTCCAGGATGCGGAGGATACAGTCGGCCAGCTCCACAGCGATGCCCTCCGGTTTCCGGTCCGGGAAATACCGCAGGCAGTTTACTCCGTTGCACATCTCCTCCTCGCAGGCAGGTCCCTGCCTCACACCATCGCCACAGTACACCATGGGCCGCCCGGCCCGGTACTCCTCCATGGCCTCCGAAAGCTCGGAGTGACACAGGACGATGACCTCCGAGAAGGTGATAGGCTTCTCCCACCATCCGTGGTCCACAGCGTTTTTGTGTACCTCGTCCCGCAGCTTGTTCCATTTCATCACGCAGCACCTCCTACCACCCGGTCAAGCAGCTCTCCGTAGAGCCGCTTGTAGGTCTCCAACTCCGCCTTTGTGGAGGAAATGGTTGCATCTGCCGCCCGCAGCTCTGCCCGGAGCAGGTCTGCGTCTATGTCCCGCTCGTCCTCTACCCGCGCCTCCGGCGCGGGGGGGGGCACCTGGATACCCTGGCCCGCTCTGTACTTACCGTCCCCCAGGGCCAGAGACAGAAGGATACCCTTGTCGATGGCATCCATTTCCTCCTCCGAACAGGTGCCCATGAGCTTACCCAGCCGGGACTTGTCCACGGTGTAGATATGCTCGCAAAGGGCTGTGGAGGAACCGTGCCGGGCGCTCGCGGCTCCCCATACCTCCACATGGAAGGGCCTGTCCGCCTGCTTACTGCCCGTCAGGTAGACCACGCTCACCACCGGGGCGGTGTAGTTCATGGCATCGTTGGAAACCACCACCGCAGGCCGGTCCTTCATCATCTCGTGTCCCGTGGCGTAGGGTATCTCCACATACACGATGTCGCCTCTCTTGATGTCCATACTAAACCTCCGTAATCGTCAGGCCGAAGCGCTCTTTGAGCAGCTTGGCCTTGATCTTGTATTTTTCCGTCTTTGTGGCCGTGCTTTTCACATCCTCCACCACCGGCAGCCAGTGGACCTCACCGGTGACATCCGGCTGTGTGGCCCGCTCGTAGGCGAAGTCCGCCACATACTTGATGGCCCGCACTCGTTCCCCCTCCGGGGTGATGTAGCTCTCCTGGAGCGTAAACTGTCTTTGCAGCTCCAGCTTCCTGATCTGACCGGCCCGGAGCAGGACCATCAACTCGTCGTACCGCCGGGCCTCCTTCTTAGAATCGAAGTGCATCTTGCCTCTGGTATCCGGCTCGTTGTGGTACTTTCGGCCCTTGGTCTGTGGCATTCCCAGCTTCTCCAGGATTTGCCGCCTGGCCGACGGCCCCAGCCGGGCCAGGTCCTCCGCTGTCAGCCCCATCTCTCTGGCCTCCTTCCGTTTTCCGCAGGAGCAAGCGGCACCCTTGCCCTGCCCCCGCTCAAACATCATGGGGTGGAGCAGCTTGCCCGATATACCGCAGTAGGGCGTTCCTTTGATGATGACGATGTACTCGCACTCGTCACAGTACCAGACATCTCCGGTGGCCTCTCGCTCCCTTGCAAGGTCCAGTGGTGTCTTATCCTCCATAACGCTCCTCCCAGGGGACAAAGTGCTCCCCGCACGCTTCCCGGAGCGCACCGTCCACCCGCTCCTTGGTGTACCAGATGTCCTTGTCGGTCTTGGCATCCTCCAGCGTGATGTCGGCATACTGGGAGAAGGTCTCGTCAAAAGCATCTCCCAGCCGCTTGCAGCGCTCCGGCCCAAAGCCGAACTCCCTATGGGCGGCTATGAGCATCATGTCCTTGGCCTGCTGGAGGGCAAACATCCTGGTCTTCCGGTCCCTGGCCGCCTGGCCTGCGGCCAGCCGGTCCAGGTATCCGCTACGCCTGCCCATCGTCCTGCTCCTCCGGGCTTCTCTCTGCCACGCCGATGATGTAACCGCCGCTCTCCTCGTCCTTTCGGGCATGGACCTCGTATTTTGTCCGCATCTCCAGGAAGTTGAAGCGGGGGAGGACAAGGCGCTTGCCCAGCACCTTGCTGGTGTCGTCCGGGTCCAGCGCATCCACGCCACACTGGAGGGTAACGGCGGTCAGCAGGGCATCCACCATGGCCTGGGTCTGTTGGTTTCCCTTGTCGGCCTGCTCCAACCGCCTCCGCAGCAGAGCTTTCTCCTTTTCGTCATCGGCCACCTTCTTGCGATAGCGCCCCAGCTCATGCTCCAGGCGCTTGATCTTGTCAATGTTTCTCTCCGGCATCTCCATCCGTCCTTTCGTAAAATTCCAGCAAGGCCCTGGCGATACTGCAATTCTCCCAGCCCTCCAGGCTGGCGCAGTACCGCTCGGTGTAATCCCGCTTGGCATCGTCGTCGGGGAAGTCCATGCGGCAGCACTCGCAACTCATGGCCTTTCCCTTGTCCCACTTCCAAAACGGGCAAATATATGCCTTTGGCATGATACTCACCCCTGTTACCCCAGCGCCTTGGCCCCTCCAGGCAAGCCCACCGGGTTTTTCCGTAACATGGCTTCATAGGTCGCCTCGAACTCCAGCAGAGCAAAGCAGCAGCTATCCGGCGGGGCAAAGGCATCCATACCGCCCATCGCGTCTATGACCTTCCGCGCCCTGTCCGGTAGAAGCTCATACCCGCGCTCCTTGCCGTGGAGCAGGTACAGGTTCCTGGTCGTCCTGGCTGCAACGGCGATCTCGCCCTTGGTCTCCTCCTGCGCGGCCTTTGCCGCCTCCAGAAACTCCGCGATGGTGGGAGGGAATTTGCAGGTCCGGCAGGCCCTTACCACCGCCTGCTGCCCGGTCCAGAAGTCCACATCCCGCAGGCAGGTGGCCCACAGGCCGATGGTGGGGGCCAGTTTCTCCTCCAACGCCTGCTTGGAGGATGCCTTGAACAGCTCCGCGCTTGGATAGGCCAGAGCCAGCACCGCAAATATCTGGGTGACCTCTGCCTTTGTCATAGCGAATCTCCCTCCGCAAACCTGGAGTATAGGCCCTGGAGTGCCCCGATTTTTTCCTGGGCCTCCAGGCGACCCCGGCCACCGCCGGAGCCGGTCTGGTATCCGTCCTCGTCCTTCAACGGGAACAGCCCCGCCCAGCAGCGGTCCTCGCTCTGGTGAAGTATGGCGATCTGGGCCTCCCGGTCAGCGGCCAATCGGCCCAGCTTATCAAGCGCCCGCTTTTTGGCCTCGTCAGTCATGGGCTTCTTGATCTTGTTCCGCATCCCCTCATAGCCCTGGAGGGCAGAGAGAAGGTCAGCATCGTCGCCTGCAAAGGCGGCGAAAAGGTCTTTTGACTTTTTCTCTGTTTTCCTCTGGTCTGGTCTGGTTTTATTTCCTTTTCTTTTATTTCCTTTGGAGTGCTTTTGCTCTCCATTTGTATCCGGCTTGCCTCCGGTATCCCCGCTATCCTCCTTCTCCCAACGCTTCCGGGCGGCCTCGCGTCTGGCCCTGGAGATGTCGTCCACCTTGTCCATGCGCCGGAGAAGGGAGGCGGAGTAGAGATACTGCCCGTCGTTCACCAGCAGGGGACTGTCCCCCTCCACGAACTCGTTGCAGCACGCCTCCACGATTTCCTGCAAACGCTCCTTTTGCACCTGCATTTGCATAGCAAGAGCATGATAGAGGTACTTGGTGACCTGGAGCTTATAGTCCGGCTGCTCCCGCAGTATCTCAATCAGCATCCAGTAGACCCCGTAGCCCTCCGCCCCGAACACGGAGCGGAGAGCCAATATCTTGGGGTCGTTGCGCGCGTTGCAGTCATGGGGGAAATAGTAGGCATCCTTTTCGTTGGTCTTTGGCATGGTGCGCCCTCCTTACGCGACGGGCTGCTGCGCCTCGCCGCCAAAAATCCCCTCGGGCAATTCCTCGGTAACGCCAGGCTCGCCAGCAGGCGGCAGAGCGTCGGTATTCGGGCTTGCAAGCCCTCCTGGCGCGTTTCCTTCCGGGTCCAGGTATTCCGGGGTCAGGTTGTCCTTGATGACGGCCTCGTCCGCATTAAACGCCTTTTGCAGCTCGATGGACATAATGCCCCACTTAGAGATAAGCTGCCGAAGCATGGTCTTTTGCGCCATCGAATCAAAATCCTTGTACCAGAAGGAGGAATACTTCCACATATCCCTCTCCGGTATCTCTCCGTTGAGGATTTTGCGGTAGGTCGTCAGAGAAAACGCCTGGGAGTACCGGTCAGCGTGCTGCTCCATCTTGGCCTTAGACCAGTACATGATCTTGCGGAAGGAGCCGCCAACATACTCAAACATGGCATAATATCCGATGGTGGGCGCGGCCTCCCGTCTCTCCTCGTCGTCGATAAGGTTGACGGCGATCTCTTCCTCCATGGGATTCCAGTGGAGCAGTTCTCCCTCTTTGATGGGCAGGACCACGATTTTCCGATAGTACCCGGAGCGGATGGCAAGCTGGAGCATCCCCTTGTAGCCGATTTGGAACTGGGCCACTGTGCGCTCCGGGGTGAGGACATTCCCATCCCGGTCTCGCTTTTCCTTCTGCTTGTAGGGGACCATGTAAAAGTGGCCGAGCTGCGGAGACGGGGAGAGGTTCAGCACCTCGCCCAGAAGAGCAGCGGAGAGGACCGTCCCGGCATCACAGGTCTGGATGGCAGGGGATACGGCCACGGCGGAAGTAATAGAGGCAACAAACCGCCCAGCACGCTCCTCGTTCCCCAGGGTGTTATGGATAAGGTCCTGCCACTTCTCCTGCCGAATGGCAACGGAGAAAGGAAGATTTTTCTTGTTCTGGGGCTGCAAACTATTGTTGACCGCCATGGTTAAATCCTCCCAAAGTCGATGTTGTGATCTTTCAGATATTGGGCCAGCTCGGCGGCCTGGGCCTTGGTGACCTTGACCTCAAACCGCAGCAGGTAGACCTTTTCTTCCTCCGGTACAGGTTGGGGTGTCTCAACGGACGCGCCGCCCCCCGGCTCCCAGGTCCCATACCCGCCGTCGGGCACTGGCTCCCCCTGCTTGGGGGGAGCAGCGGCCTCCAGCTTTCTCATGGCCTCCTGTCTGGCATTGTAGGCCCGCAGTTTCTCCGCCTCGTCACGGAGCCGCTTATGCTCGTTCAGGGCCGCGTTCAGGTCCAACGCCTCCAGGTACTTGACCTTCACCGCATCCACGAACTCGCCCTCCACGGCGGACAAAGCCTCCAGGTCAGAGGCCACCTTGGCCTCCAGAGCAACGATGGCCTCCCGGATTTTCTTCATGGTCGCTCCCATGTTGTACCACTCGTCTCTCCAGACCTTCTCGAAGGGGAGGATGCCCCGCAGCTCACCCACAGTCTCCTCGTAGACGGCCAGGACCTCCTCACGCTTGGCCCTGCGCCGCGCCTCCTCGAATTGCTGGAGCTGCCCGTCAATGGCGGAGATGGGCTGGTCGATAAGCCCCACAAGCTCCTTGACCTTGGCCTCGAAGTCGTTGTAGGGGGCCATACACTGTTTCTTGACCTCCTTGCGCTTGGTCTCCAGGGCCTCCCGTAGCTTGTTCAGCCTGGCCCGGTCCTCCTTGGCACCCTTGATGCTGTCCTCGGTGACGACCAGGCCGGTGTAGGTAGCCAGACTGACGGCCAGCCCGGCCTTTAACTGCTCAAAGTTGAAGTCGATGGTGGCGGGCAACTGCTCCAGGCTGGTGCCCATCACAAACTCCATGGAGCCGGTGCCCTCCTGCATGGCCTCGTCTTGGCAGGTACAGGTCTCTCCGGCGTCCAAATGAGCGCCGCAGCGCTCGCAAGTCCTCGGTGCTGTCATATCCTTGTCCTCCTTGTAATTTCTAAATGGGTGGCAGCTTTAGGGCGGGTCTCCGGCGCTCCTGCACGAAGGGCCAGAATCGCACCGCCGCCTGCTCCACCATGGTGATGTCCTCCAGGCAGTCCGCTCGCTCGATCTTGTAGTGCCGGACCTCCTTGCGGTCCTCGCCAGCCGCTGTTGTGTATTTGATCTGGGCCAGCAGCTCCACGAACTCCCAGCCCGTCGCCAGCATTTGATGGCACACCTGGGCGTAGTATTCGTCCGGGATGCGGTCCTTCCACCGGCTCCAACCGGAGGAGGACATGATCTCCGTGGTCTTGATCTCCAGACCGCCCCTCCGGTCCGTCCCCGCTTCCAGCAGCTCCCCGTCCGGGGTGCAGGTGATAAAGGGGTATTTCTCGTGCCGAATGATTTTGAAAGGGGTAAAGGCCAGCCCGTACTCTGGGTGGTCCAGAGCAAAGAAAGCCCGCAGCAGAGGCTCCGCATCGTTGCCGTATTTGACCTGGGGCTTGTCCCCAATGTCCTCCGGAACGGTCAGCCCGGTCTTTTCCTCCCAGAGCTGCACATTGGTCTTCCACGGAGAGATGCCCAGGAGGGCGGACGCGTCAGACGCGCCCAGCCCCTCCTTGCGGGCCTCCAGCCACTCCGTCCTGTCCTTGCAGATGGTGACCCGGGGTGTCATTACAGCATCACCACCACAGAGCCGGAGTGGACCTCTTCTGCCAGTGTGGTCTCGAAGTAGGCGGCGATATTGGCCTTGGCTGTCATCTTCCAGGCTCCGCCGTCCGCCTCAATGATGCCCACGCGCCCCTCGTCATCCAGCCGCAGGATGAACTCGCTCTCCGGCTGCTCCACCTCCGTGAAGGTGCGATAGGGGCGGAGGGGGATGCGGGAGCGGACTGCCTCAAAGCGTTTCAGGCTGATGCCCTGCCGGGCGGTGACCGTCTGGCTCACCCCGTTGTCCTCGCTGCCCACGCTGTCCTCCTTGCAAACGCGGGAGAGCAGGTCCAGCAGGTACTCGGTGCCCTCATTGGAGATAAAGGAGCTGCGCAGCTTGATGATGGCCTCCTCCTGGGTCATCCACCCGCCTTTGATGTCGGGGGCATCGCACACCGCGTCGTAGAGGTAGTCCCGCTCCATGTAACTGTCCAGGGTGGTGAAAACCTCCACGCTCCTGGGACCGCAGACCCGGATGTAGATGGGCCGATTCTCCGCCAGGTCCAGCTCGTTGCGCACCAAC